CAAAATTGCCGATGACGATTTAAAAGAAACGACGCCAGCGGGTTGGGTAGGTATGTTAGAACACTACTTTGTGTCAGCATGGGTACCTTCACAGGACGAAGTGAATACGTTGTATTCTCGCAATCAAGCTGACCGTTATGCGGTTATTGGCGTACTCCCCCCTGCCGACAGTATTACTGCAGGCGAAACCAAAACCATCGGTATGAAGCTGTACATGATGTCGTGCCAGATTCTTGAGAAGAACTCCAGTAGTTCAGGCGGAGCCTCGCCCTTCGATACGGTCGAGGGCGGTTACGTCTCTTCCGGAGATACGGCTCCGGCTACCTTGTCCACGGCAACGGTCACGGATGACGAAGTTCCCACCCTTGACGACGGGGACATTCCGTTCTGATGGTGGAGCTATGGTTCGACATCGAGCCCGTGCCTGCACCTCGTGCTCGAACTGGCCGCTATGGGCAGTATTACCCGCCCAAGTACAAACAGTTCCAACGTGACATGTCATCTGAAATCGGGACCCTTGAGTGGGATGAACCTCTCAAGGGTCCCGTTAGTGTTGCCATCACGCTTCTTTGCAAACAACCAAAGAACCTGACAAGGGAGTACCCGTGCAGGGGTGACGTAGATAACTACAGCAAGGGAGTACTTGATGCCTTGAACGGGATTGCCTGGGTGGATGACGTACAAGTCACCAGCCTTGCAGTAACCAAGGCCTACGCACCTGCTTCAGAAAGGGGGTCGATCAAGATCACCTATGGCACAGCAGACTGAATCAACTGTTACACACAAGGAGGCCTGCCCCAAGTGTCGCAGCAACAACGGCGATAACTCGGGAGACAACCTTGTCGTGTATGACGACGGCCACGTGCATTGCTTCGCATGCGGCTACCACAAGAACGGCTCACCAGGAGATACACCACCAGTGATTGCAGAGCCTGTCGTCTTCACCCCTCTCAAAGGCAAGGCGGTAAGCCTGCAAAAGAGAGGTATCCCGGAGACCATCACATCTAAATATGGCTACCGAGTAGGCCGCATGGGCGGAGACTTGGTCGAGATTGCGGACTACACCAGAGACGGAGAGGTCGTAGCCCAGAAGATTCGTTACCCGGACAAGAGGTTCACATGTGCGGGTAACACCCGGAACATGCCGCTCTTTGGCCAACATCTTTGGCGTGAGGGTGGTAAATGGATCGTTGTCACCGAGGGTGAGATCGATGCCATGTCCATGGCTACGGTGTTCGACGGCACCCGACCCGTGGTGTCCATCCCCACCGGAGCAGGTGGAGCACTGGGTGCCGTCAAGTCCAACCTGATCTACCTATCCAGCTTCGAGCGGGTCGTGTTCATGTTTGACATGGACGAGCCGGGCCGCAAGGCAGCACTTGAGTGTGCTGAACTGATGCCCCCGGGCAAGGCGGCCATCGCCTCCCTGCCCCGCAAGGATGTGAACGAATGCTTGCTCAAT